CGTGTAGTCTGTGGACTTTTCTTTTTCTTCGGGCGGTTCCTTACCCTCGAACTCTTTGGTCACGCCCGCCGCGCGCTGTGCGGGAACCGCGACAAAAGAAACCTCATAAGCGTCGACCGCGCCGACAAGCTTATAAAAGCAAAGCGCGCCGTCGTACCGTTTGCCGCGATAGTGCTCGCACCGTCTGGCGTCGCCGCCGCAGACAGAGCACTGCGCAGATTTGACGCTGCACCCGACGCTGCACTCCTTTTTGATGCCGCCCTCGATTTCGGCGATGAGCTGCCCGCTCGTTGCCTTAATGCAATAGCAGTGTAAGACAAGCTGTTCATACTCTTCGCCGGTCTTGGTGGTCTCGCCGGGACTGGTGATAACCTCCGCGTCAAAAATCCGTGCGCACTGATTTGTGCTCTGCGGATTATGATCGCTTATAACGGTCTTGCCTTTGTACAGCTCGGCAAGCTGCTCAAGCGTCTCGCCGGAAAATGCCTCATAGTCACGGTCAATCTCGTTGTCGCAAGCGACCATTTTAAAGGCAAAAACCTCTTCGGCGGTCAGCTCTTTCAGCGTGCAGGCGTTGATTTTCGCCATTTTGTCATCGTCAAGATCGAGGCTCTTGACAATGGCGCATTTGTCAATTTTCATCTTTTTCACCTCCTTTGGCGTACTGTATTCCGGCTTGCGTCAGCGGCAGCATGGATCCGTTACAAATCAGCTGGTCGCCGCCCGGACGCTCGCCTTTATCCAAGTAGGCACGCGCCTCATTTGGTGTGTAGATGGAATTTTGCACTGCGGTCGCCATCGCTTCGAGCTGCGTCTTAAAGTCGGCGCGAAGAATAACGGCCGCGTTGAATTTTGCAAAATACCCGTTTGCGATATCCTCGTCGCTCAGAAGCTTGTAGGTGACCTCGTCCTCGTACTGCTTCAAGATGTACAAAAGCGTGTCAATATAAAAAGCAAGCTGCTGCTGCTCTGCGGCGGCGTAGCTTGCTTTTTCGTAGTCGTTAATCTGATTCGGTTTGATTCCAAAGGCGGCGGCGATCTGCAGCGCCGAGTATTTTTTCAGCTCGATAAACTGGTTGTCCGCGAGCTTCATGTTCAGCGGCTGGATTGTCGAGCCTGCCGGAATCGGCACGAGGTTTTTGACCGTGTCGACCTTCCCGGTGATATACTCTTCAATCTTCGTGGTGTATCGCTTCTCAAGTTCGTCATTCAGGTTGCCGGTATACTGTAGGACGGCTTTCGCAGTAAAGCCATTCTTATACATCTCGTTCAGCATCTTCTGCCCGCGCATGTTCCCGCCGAGCGTGGTGCTCAGCTGGTCTCGGACGCTTAGGCCGGTGACACCGTCAAACGAGACCGAGGTACGGAAGTGCATAATGCTGTCGTGCGGAATCCTGACGGTCTCTCCGCTTTTCGGATTATGAAAGAGGTACCAAATTGCTCCCTTCTTTCTGTTCCATATACCTTTGTCGTCGCAGTATATCTCGACGCTTTCAGGTGGAAGGCACCACAGGTTTGTGTTCTTGCCCGCTCCCGTTATCCACACATACGCGTTGCCGTAGTGGTTTCGGTTGATTTCGACCGTCGACCAAAAGTGCGTCGCGGTCATATACGGGTTCGGACGGATTGCAAGCAGACGGTAAAGCTCGTGCTTCTTCGCAGTCTCAATTCCACCGCCGGAAGTCGTGCGCATGATTTTAAACGGCATCTTTCCGATAGCTTCCGACAGAATTTTCAGACAAGCGAAATATGTAGCTTCGCCTAAAGCGTCGCCGTCGTCGCTGATTCCCAAAAAGTCAAGCAGCGCCTGCCGCTCGACCGTCCGCTGATCGCTTGCACTTTTTTTCTTAAACAATGGCATCAAGCCCACCCCATTTTCTTCAAATAATCTTCGACCACCGTTTCATAGTCCGGCGTCTCTTCTTTGCTGGATTTTCGATACACGACATGCGCGTCGATAATAGCGTCGACGACATCGATGCGCGCGTGCCGTGCGTTCACTTCCTTGTCGACTTTGATTTCGCCAAAAGAGTTCTTCGTCTTTTTCGCGTTGACAATAGACCACGACATCAGCGCGTTTCGCTGGTCGTAAAGCACATTTCCGGCTTTGACCTCAAGTGCAAAGTCAACCGTCGCGTCCGACAGAAAACGCGCCGACTGCTTAACTTCAAGCAACGGCGCGCCGAGCGTATCAAGTTCTTCCAAAAATGCGTCCGCATTGTGCGGGTCATATCCGATGCAGGCGATGTTAATTTCAAACTTTTCCTGCAGTTCTTTCAGATCCGCTACGATTTGCAAATAGTCATTTTTCAGGCCTCCGACAGCTTCGGACGGCGTAAGCAAGCCGGACTTTGCCCACACATCATACGGTGCGGTGTCCGTGATGATATGTTCTTCAAGTCGCTTCGCCGGAATGTAAGAATGTGACCAGACATATATCTTCCCATCGTCAAGCGGAAAGAGCAGCGCAAGCGAGGTCAGATCGCCGCCGCTCGAAAGGTCAAGCCCGGCGAAGCATCTGCGTCCGCGCATATTCTCTATCGTCAGCTCTGTCCGTCCGAGCTTCCATTCGTTCGGCGTGATGTACTGTGTGTCGCCATACTCATACCACAGGTTTTGGCGCTTGGTCATATAGTCGGACATTTCAAAGCCGCCCATCTGCTTCGCCGTCTGCGCATCGCGGCGGAGCTGTTCGAGCGCGCTCGGTACTGTCACGAGGTGCGGATTTGCTTTATACCACACGCTCTCGTCAAAAGGGTCGTCTTCTTTGTCCAGTGTGTAAATGTCAACAAAAAAGTCGTCGGCTTCCGCCGTGCCGGCAAGTATCTGCAGGCAATAATCGTCCATCTCGCGGCAGAAGCTGTTCAGGCTTTTCCCGCGTGTGGTTATCATAGATATCAAAGCTTCGTCAAGCGAGGCTTGACCATTGTACAAAGCTTTGTAAATTCCGTTGTCCTTGTGCTGGTGAATTTCGTCGACCGAGCAGAAGATTGCGCGGAAGCCATCGTCAAGCCCGCTCTCTCTCGACAGCGCCTCGATCGTACATCCGGTGCGTTTGGCAATGATAAGACTCTTATAGTCCTTGACGTCAAACAGCGCCTGCAGGTCTTTGTCGACCGTTATGAATTTCTGGATTTCTTCCCACGCGATTCTCGCCTGCCGCTTTTTCGTTGCCGCCGTGAAAAGCTTGCCGAAATTATATCCGCCCCAGTTTGCGATGTACGATCCGGTGATTCCGTTTTCAAAGGTCTTGCCGTTCTGTCTCGCGACGGATTTATATTTTCGGCGGATGCGCCGGAAGCCCGTCTCGGCATGCACCCAGCCAAACGGCACGCCCAGGTCGAAGCACTGGAAGTCGTGCAGCCGAACCGGACGCGGCTGCGCGCCCTCGGCAATCGTCAGCATTTCGGCATAGCGCAGTATCTTCTCCGATTTCTCCGGACACCACACAAACGGAAATTCTTTCGTGCCTTGTTTGGCAATCTCGTTCAAGTGCCGTTCGCATGCCATTCGGTGCGTAAGGCAGGACGGCTCCTGCCCGGAGACTACCCGCTCAGCGTGCAAAGTAGCTCTATCCTGCACTCTCATCACCGCGCTCATCCGCGTCGAAAAGGTCGAATTTGTTCGCCGGCTCTTTCGGCTTTTGCGGAATAATAAGCTTGCACCTGCTCGATACGGTCATGCCGAAGTCGGCCGCAAATTGCTGGCAAATTTTGAGGTATTTTGCCTGCAAATTCAGCGTTTTTTCGTACTGCTCAAACGGCATTTCTTTCTTCAACCGCTTGCGGATTTTCTGCAAGGTTTCCTCGGCGATTATGTAGCGTCCAAGCGACTCGGCGTCGATATCAGCATACAATCCGATGTCGGCGAGCTGCCGGGCGATATAATTGAATCTATTTTTTTGTTTCTTCGAGAGACAATCCGGCGGTTCAATTTTTGTGAACGGCGCGGTCACTTCTGCTGCTCGTCTCTCTTCAATTTCATTCTTTCCGAGGTGCGATTTTCCGTTCAAAACGAGAAGGTCTATCGGCTGTCTTGGCCGCCCTGCCATGCTCTCACTCCTTTGATTTTCATTTTCGGCGTTTTTGCTGCGAAGAGGTAGGTCGGCGACGGGTTACCGCAAAAGCGTCAAACTTTTTTCACACCCCCGTGGGGCAGAGACACACCCGCTCGGTCTGCCTTGTTGTGGCACGCCTTGCACAGTGAGATGCAGTTGGACGGATCAAAGCGCTTGTTCCAGTCCTGCTTAACGCGGACGATGTGATGCACATCCGAAGCCACTGACAAGCGACCATTCGCCGCGCAGTTGACACACAGATAGTGGTCTCGTGCGAGTATGCCTTGGCGGAATCTCCGCCACTGTCGCGAGTTGTAAAAGGCTTCCGCCTTGGCATCCATCTCTTCGCTGTCGTCAATCTTGAGCTCTTCTCTTGTTGCTTTTCTCTCCGGCTTACACTCGGCGCAGTACGTCTCACCGAGCGGTATGACTGCGCCGCACTTGGCGCAGAGCTTATAAAACATCCTGCTCCTCCTTTGCAGTTGACTGCAAAGCGCACCCCCCGGAGGAGTGCGCCCGCGTCTGTCCCTTGCCGGACTCGGACCGGCGTCCCGAAATGCCATACGATCGGGCTCTTGCCTGTTGAGTTAAAAGGACATAAAAAGCGCACCTCTCGGCTCACGGAGAGATGCGTCAAATGAAGGTGTCGGCAGCGCGTGGAGTCGAACCGCGCCTTTGGGGTCCTATAAGCCCTAAAGATAACCGTATGCCGCCATATAAAGTGCCCTGCTATTAAAACCCGCCGCAGGGCAAGGCGGGAAGAAAGGAGAAAAGAATTATGTGGAACTCTGTTTCAGCCGTTCGGCGATCCGGTTTCGAGCAACGCGATAATATCGCTCGTCTTTTTCAAAACCGGTGTAGTGCCGTCCGGTGTTGATGCAGGCGATAGCGGTTGTCCCGCTCCCCATGCAATTGTCAAGCACAGTGTCGCCTGCGTTAGTGTATGTGCGGATGAGATATTCAAACAGCGCGACCGGCTTTTGCGTCGGGTGCAAGCCCCGCTCGCAGTTGATTTGTAGCAGATTCCGAGGATATCCGGTCACATATCGCAGCGAGTCCCTACCGAGAGTGCTGTCTTTGTAGATGCCGTCCGTTTCGCGTTTGCCTTTTGTAACTATCGGCTTTTCGAGATGCTTGATGCCTTGCGGGTTGTATGTTGGTGCTTTTTTGTAAAAAACACAAACATCCTCGATGCAGCGCATCGGCTGATATTTTGCAAAGGTAAATCCGGTCGGCATATTTTTCTGCCAATACCAGCAGTAGCGGAAAAATCGGCGGCAGCTGTTAATGACGTCGGTCGTAAACGGCTGTGCGGCCGTAAGCACCACAGCACCGTTGTCTTTCAGAATCCGCCAATACTGCGACCACAAAAGGCCAAAGTCCAGCGCGTTATCCCACGCGCAGTCCGTCATACCGTATGGTAGATCGCAAAGAATCATATCAATGCTGTTGTCAGGATAGATTTTCATCCCGGCGATACCATCGCCGGGAAATATCTTGTCTAAGTACTCCAAGTTACACTTCCTCCAGTGATTCAAAAAATCCGGAATTCCGCGCTTTTCGCTTATCAGAGTACTCTACAATACCCATTATAGGCTCAAGTTGGTCCCCTTTGTGCACTCTTTTATTTTTGCTCGCGGTCGAGGATGCAAAAGAATTTGTGGCGGAGATTATAAAACTGCCTGCGCCCGCTCGGCACTGGCATATATTCATACGGCGTCCCCTGCGTGACGTTCTTGAGCAACGGTGTTATCAGTCCGACATCAGAGCCGCAGGCAAGCTTCACGCACCGCTCAATTAGCGCGACATCTTTCTTTTCCCGTTCCCGGCTTTCTGCCCTTTTCGCCGTCGGATCAGAGCAGCCCGAAGCGGACGGCATCCCGGATGGAGCCGCCGCCGATAAAGCATATGTATCTTTTGCCCGCTCTTTTTTTCTCGGATACTGCAGGCAGAAATATTTCAGCTCCCGATACCGCTCGCGGGGAATGTCATATTTTTTCGGCAAATCCTTATCTCTCGGCATTGTTTGCATCCTCCATTTTTGCGCCTTTGCCGTGTTTAACCGCTTGTACATCAGCGGCGGGAGCCGACCTTATGCAAAGGTCTACGATAATATCGACTGCCTCGCGGCGGATATTTCTTTCATAAGTTCCATAACCGCCGTTATACCAAGGAGACTTTTTAAGTTCTTTTATTTCTGCCAAAAGCAAATCACGCTCGATATAATCACTCATTTTGTTTTTCCTCCTCTTCGTCGCGAAACTTGACACATTTACAAGGCTTTAAAAAGCTGACATCCGTCAGCAGTTTTTCCTTTTTCTCGGTCGATTCGGCGGCTCGTCCTCGGGCTCTTTTATGTATTTAAAGCACATATATCCGAATCTGTTTTGTATGCACTCCACAAGGCGATAGCCTTTCGGGGCGATTGGCGGGCTGTCGGGGCTGTAGCTCCGGAGCGCGACCTTTGCGTCCTCGCTGTCAGGCCGCCGCATGTTGCGGGTTGATAAATATCTATGTTTAGTGCCCTGCTCGGGCGTCCAATGGTCGAATAAATAATTGGCAAGACCTGTGTAATCGCAACCATGGTCTATACCGTTATAATAGTTGTGCTTGCGCAGGTGCTCTATCTGCACGATATCGCCATAGATCCACTGCGCTTTAATGATCTCTTCCGGCACGCCGTCGGAGACCATGTGAAAATGTATTCTCTTTGTGTTTCTGCCGCGTCCCATATAAAGGTTGATTTTCGCTTCCGGGCACGCGTATTGTAGTCTGCGTTTATATAATGTACGCAACCGGCGCGCCTCGCCCCAGTCGTGTACTTCGTGGTCATTGTCAAAGGTAAGAGTGGAATAAAGGGAAGTCGGCGAGAAATTCTCGTTGAAAACTCGCGCGTGCTTCCGCCTTGCTATCATCAGATTGTGGCGCTCGCGCTCCTCGTCCGTGCGGAGCACCGGCTTGTACTGCGCTTTTGCGACATTGGCGGTGCGGTCAGAAACCGTGTAGACTTCCTGCTCGCAAACCGCGCCGGAAAATATTCGTTTCTTGACTCGCACCGCTTTTCACATCCTCATTTCAAATTTTCGTATTTTATCGAACTCATCGACGAAAGCTCGTCGAGATATCCGACAGTGTTCTCCGTCAGCACCCGCGTTGTGCTGATTGGGATAATCGCCATCACAAAGAATCCGGCTTTCGCCGCAAAGAACGCGCCGGCCGCGGTCTGACGGTAGTACAGCTCGAACTCGTCCACATCAAGCGGCTCGAGATATTTTGACTCGACAAACTCTATTCCGGCCGAAGTCTTATATGGTATATAGTCGTAAGAGCCTATCCGCAGAGATATCGGCAGAGGATCGCAGCGCTCTTCTCCGTCAAATTCGTCTTTGACCATCTTCAAAAACGCTTCCGGCGGCTCGGCGGTGTATCGCTGCATGATTTTGTCCGCCTGTGTCGGTGTGATATCGAAAGATGTCATAAGCGAATCGATTGAAAACACCGGGCAGTCGTTAAGGTAATAGGCGGCGAGACCGTCGCCGAGCATCTGCGTTGTCATATCGTACAGCGAGATGTGCTTATTCGCCTTGCACAGACTTATTATTTTTTTGATTTTCATAAAAAGTTCCTTTCTGCTTTACAAAATTTGATATCTGCTTAAATCGATGTCATCCGCCCGCGTGTTCCAATCCTTTTTTGCCTCCTCGCGCTCGTCAACGCCCGTCAAAAGTCCACCGGCAGAATTGATTTGAAGCTCGAGCTTATAATTTTTCGGGGTGGAAGCTCCGCATTTTTGACACTTGATGCAGAACTCCCAGCCTCTAATCGCGCCTCTCGCGACGGTCGCTATTGTCACATAGCTTGCCGGTGCTCCGCAAAACGGGCACCTTCGCAATGGCTCTCTGGGCGACTCTAAATCAAACATCGTAAGCACCTCCGTTTTTCGAGGTAAAAGGGTTCGTTATCCATTGTCATTCCTCCATTGGCTCGTTCCAGCATTCATTGCATTCTATCCCCGGATCGCATTCTATCCCCGGACACTTTCCGCCGTATGTTGTTTTTCTGCATGCATACGGGGTTCCGTCTGAGTCGCTTTGCGCTTTTGGGAACTTCTCAAAAAAGTCCTGTACGTATGTTTTTACGGAGTGTTCGTCGCTCCATTTTTGCACAGTTTCGATTGCCTTTTTAGCATCCTTGGCACAGATTTTTGAATACGTGAGCTTGCAAACCCCAAACATCGGGCAGTCCTCTTTATTAGCCGCATTAGCCACGCACTCATCACGTGTGTCACAAAGTCTTTTGAGTTCGTGTAAAAAGTTTATTGTCTTGTTACAATCCATTTTTAACGCTCCTTTACCATTATTTCTGTTCGCGGGTTTTCTTTGTCATTACTCCCGCAGAGCTGAAGCTCAACATTTGAAAAGCTGTCATCTTCTGCCTTGTGCGGATCCGCGCCCGGCGAACTTGTTGAGTGACGGCGGGACATCGGGGATAGTGTAGATGTATCTTTTGCGTTCGCATTGCGGGCATATCTGCCGCCCCTCGGGGACTATCTCTCCGCAACAAATACATCTGTCTGCATTAGCCATTTTCAACCCTCCTATTCCACGCTTTGATTTCTTGTTCTTTGGTTGAGTGCATTTCGGCGAAAGAACTGCACACGCAAGCTCCCACTGCTCTTGATATTGGTAAAATAAAATATTCGCCGCAAGCATATCCGATTTCGGGCACTTCGCCGCATTGCGGACACGGCTTTAAATCAAGCATCGTAACCACCTCCGTTGCAGGCGTATTCTTTCAGCGCGGCGGCGGCTTGCGCCATAACGCTCTCGATGCACGCGCTCGACACGACTTCGCCGTCGTTATACGCCGGGCAGACCTGGCATGCGCCCTCTTTGCCGGATCCGCAAATCTCCGCCGCTTCTATAAGCTGTTCAAGCGTCAGGGTTTTCACAGTTTTCAACCTCCTTTGCCAGTCCGCATTTCAGCGGGCTGTTATAACAAGGATTTTTACAAGTGCCGATTTTCTGACACTGGAAACAGCAGTAATTCCCGCGACGGTGATCGCAGTTAAAATGTGTGCACATCAGGATTCCGGCTTTCTTTTTATTCATCGTCCGCCGCCTCCATTTCCTCGTTCCAGCAAGCTTTACACGGCGCCGGACCCGCTCCGGCTACAGCGGAGTACTGGCAACTCCCGCCGTAGCAGTTGACGCGGCACATCCTCGGCACACCTTCTTTATCCGGCTTTGCTTCCGGGAACTTCTCGAAAAAGTCTTGCGCATAGGTTTTTCGCGGGTTCTCTCTGCTCCATTTATGTAAATTTTCAATCGCATATTCAATATCCTTTCGCGAAAGGGTTGGAACCCCTTTTTCACAAAACTCATACAAAGGACATCTATCGATTATGCCAAGCTTGCAATCCCTGCGCGAGGCGCAGAGCCTATGCGTTTCAACAAAAAAATCTATCGTTTTACTGCAATCCATACTCATTCTCCTTTCAGCAGTTCATGCTCGCCGCTCTGAAGCTGAAGCTCCGTCTCAGACATCTCATAGCCCAACTCGCAAAGGAACTCATAAATTCTGTCAAGGCTTTGGTTCCCTCTGTATTCCGGTGCTGATTTAGCGTTGTTTGATGCATACCACCCGGCGGTATAGTAGCCTCTGTTCTCATCGTCTCCGGCAAGCGCATACGCAACAACTATCGGCGCACGCTTGTCCTCGGCGATAAACTGCCGCCATTTCGGCGCATCTACAGAATACTTTTCATCGCTTCCAATCTCGGAATTGATATATTTTCTGTCGCACGAGCAATAGCCCGTTATTATACGACCCGCGAACTGTACAAGCCACTTGATGATTGTTTCTTTATGTTTTTCAACGGCGGTAAAGTTCTTGACAAAGTTTACGCGGCACTCATACGCCGTTTCCGTCAAACGCTTGAGCTCACGGTTGGCACTGTCTATGCGCTGTTCGCATTCTGATTTTTCCTCTTTCTTCTTTGGTACTTTGACTTTCTTCCGCATAAGGTACGCCGTGCCATATGATATTTCCCAAAAAAGTTCCTCTTTGTCTTTGGGCTTTTTAAAAGTTCCCTCTTTCCAGTCTGTAATCGCACACTGTTCGACCCGCTCGTAGGCGGTGCTATAGATTTGGTTTTTTACGGCTTTCGCGCCGATTGACTTTAGCTCGGCTTTGACAAGTGGCGTTTTCTCGGCTTCAATCTGCCGCCTCTTCGCGCGAGTAAGGCTGAACTCAAACTCGCGTGTTCCGACAACTTTCAGCAGCTCGCGGCGCTCTTTTTCGTCTTTTATGTCCGCTATCTGCACATAGTTCTCGAGCGTTCCGCCGCGCTCCACCGCCTGCTGCATCTGCTCTGTAGGCAAAGTAGCTATCTTCAGGCGCTTGCGCACAGTCGTTTCGGCGAAGCCGGTCTTTTCGACAATCTCGGCAACCGGCACGCCGAGGTTAAACATCATCTGCATACCTTGCGCTTGTTCATAGACTGTCAGATCTGACCGCTGCATATTTTCCAAAAGCATGGTAGACAGCTGCGTTTTATAGTCCATTTCGATCACGGCACAGGGAACCTCAGTCAGTCCCGCCTGCTTTGCGGCTGCGAGTCGTCTGTGCCCGATGATAACGGTATACATGCCGTTTTCGGTCGGAACGACCGTCAGGTTCTGCAGGATACCGCGCGCTTTGATGGATTCCGCCAGCTCGGTGACATCGCCGATATTTTTCCTCGGGTTGTCCGGGTGTTCTTTAAGTTTCGTTACATCGATGTTAGTTATCATGATTTTTTCTCCTTTATACCCGGTTTCAGCAATTTAATAACCTCGTCTGACAGGCTGCAAAATTCGTCTTTGTCTATGCCGACAATGATGAATGTTCCGACAAAATCGCAGCCGCAAAATCTGCAGTTGTGCGGCAGTCCTAACAGTTTGCCTTCTTCGTTGCAGATAATGACGACGTCCGTCGATATCGTGACGGTTTCGATATAACCGCCAACCGTTCTCTGTAGGTTCTCCAGCGTGTTTGATATCCACACCACTCTTGCAGGTTTTCCCGGGTCTTTTACTATGACCTTAATCTTTTCCGCGCTGATATCGTCGGTGATAAGGTCGTCAATTATGTACTGCGCAATCCGCTTTTGATTCGAGCCGCCCTTTTCGCTCTCGGCGTCGATTTTGGCTATTGCCTTTTTCATCAGTTCTGTCATTTTTTTATTTCTCCTTTAAATCGTGTTGATGTCGAGTTAGCTCGCGAAAAATTGCGTCCTAATTTTCGGCAACACCTCTGTCGAGTTAGCT